ATTTCCAGTCCAGGTGATGGAGGTTCTTTTAAGTGAGAACCATCCAGAATTTAAAAATAATCTTGAGATTGGTATAGGCTCTATTAGAGGCCGAAGATATGATAGTGAAAAGGGAATATCCTTCGAGAACCTTCCTTGGTATAACCCCTTAGATCCTTCTGACCTTAAAATTCCCCTAGTTGGGGAAACGGTTTTATTAGTCGAAGCCCCTGGATTCGCAATCGCCGACGGAACGAAATCGAAAACCTTTTGCTATATATCTACGGTCGGGGTATTCGGCCAGATAAGTAATAATAAAGTCCCCATTATATCAAAGCCTAGAGAGTCTGGAAACCCTCTGGTCAATTTCACAGGTAATACGGGTCCCTTCGGAGATTTGGAATCTGATCTATATGCTCCGACCACCTCGGTATCTGCTCTTGTTGCTTTTGAAGGTGATCGCATAATACAGGGTCGGTGGGGAAATGCCATACGCATCAGTAACACGTCAAATGGATCGGAGGATAGAACATTCTGGAATAGTGCTGGACCCGACGGGGATCCTATAGTCATAATTTCAAATGGTCTAGGGGAATCTGAAACAATTACAAGAACTGAAGATCTAAATGACGGCTCGTCAAATCTGATTCTATCCTCTACACAGCAGATCGAAATAGAAGCTTCTAATAAATTACCTACCGAATATGCAAAGCTAAACCAATATGCTGGGAGCCAGATAATATTATCTTCCGATAAGATAGTTCTAAACTCTATGGAAGACGCAGTAGTGATATCTGGTAAAAAGGGAGTATCAATTTCAACCCCCGAATGGAAAGCTGATTTTACCGAGATGATGGATATACTAAAAGACCTTTTATTAGAAATGAAAGCCCAAGCAGACGGTAGTTCTCCATTTGTAACTGGAGCAGGCCCCACAGGAATCAATGCGAAATCCCAAACAGTATTGGGAAGTATTGAAACTAGACTTAGCAACCTGGAACAATAGAACCATCCCTGATTACCTAATAACTTTATATTTATAGCTATAGGAACACATTCATATGAAAAAGAAAGAATTAGTTGAGATCATCAGACTTGTAGTTAAGTCTGAGGTTAAAAAAGCTGTTAAGTCTGCACTCACAGAAGTAAAAAAACAATCTGAAGCACCAATATCTTTGACAGAGGCATTGAGCCAAACAAAAGACTCTGATGATTGGAAATCGATGGGAACATTTGATAGTAAGGATGCAAGAGCTTCATTTGCAGCAATGCAAGGTGGAGGAACCAATCCTGGCATGAACGAGCTACTATCGAACCCAGCAGTACAAAAGGACGAATCCCTAGAGAAAGCATTCACCAGGGACTATTCCCAATTGGTAAAGGCTATGAAGAAATAAGTAATTGGCAAGACAAGAACAAAGATATAACCCCTTAGATTTCGAACCCGATGTAGCAATTGGGATCGGACTTCCCTTAGTAAATGGCACCGGGGGAAAATACCCAACTCCCATTTTAACATATCAAGGGTCTAGTTCGATGGAGAATTCTGATCAAGAGATCGGCTCATCTAAATTTACGGGTGGGGTATTCCATTCCACATACACAACTACAGATCAAGTTAAAGCCAACATAAAGAATTTAGTTTTAACTAACCCTGGAGAGCGACTTTACCATCCAGATTTTGGGATAGGGGTACAGGGTCTATTATTTGAGAATATAACTCCTGGGGTTGTATCCCAAGTAACTGATGCTATTAATACTCAAATTAACAAATGGTTGCCATATGTAACCGTTAAAAATGTAGATGTTAATACTGATCGTCTTGATAGTAATGAACTTAGGATTAGACTAGACTATACTATTTTTGGTAATGATATGGATCTCCAAACTGTAGTTATATTTACATAGAGTAATTTGAATGAAAAACAAAGAAGTTAAATATTTAGGAAGAGATTTTGGGGACCTAAGGGATGGTCTTGTAGATTTCGCAAAGAACTACTTTCCCGACACATATAATGATTTTAATGAAACATCTCCTGGCATGATGTTTATGGAAATGGGTGCTTATGTAGGCGATGTGTTATCATACTATACGGACTATCAGTTAAGAGAAAGTCTACTATCTCAAGCCCAGGAAAGATCCAACATCCTAGACATAGCTAATTCCCTTGGCTATAAAGCAAAGGCAACAGGACCTGCTCACGTAGAATTAAGCGTTTATTTATGGGTGCCTGCTACAGGATCTGCAGGAGCGAAAGTTCCGGATATGAACTATGCATTAACAGTCAATCAGGGTATGGTGGTTTCCGGGGACACCTCTGATGTTGAATTCACAACTCTTGAAGATGTCAATTTTGCGAATACAGGATCTACAAAAACAGAAGTGTCTGTATATAGTTTAGATGGTACTGATCCCGATGCGTTCCTAATCAAATCAAAAGTGAAGGCGATTTCAGGACAAAGTGTAATAGAGGAATATAATGTAACTACTGCTAAAAAGTTTGACAAATTCAAACTAGCAGCAAATAATGTAATAGCAATTGAATCCGTTAAGGATGCAGATGGTAACACTTGGTACGAAGTTCCATATCTAGCACAGGACACCATATTTGAACAGGTGGCTAATAATGCTTCAGTCGATCCGGACGCTGCATCTGACGCTACAGTAGCTCCTTATCTATTAAAACTTAGACGCACAGCAAGACGATTCACAACTAGAATAAATAAGGACAACCATACAGAGCTAAACTTCGGAGCAGGCATTTCTGCGTCTCCTGACGAATTAATAGTTCCCAATCCTTCAACTATAGGAAATGTATTGGAAATAGGAAATGCTGCCCAACTCGATGTGTCGTTTGATCCTGCCAATATGATGCACACCAGAGCATATGGCCAAGCCCCTGCTTCAAAATTAACTATAAGGTATCTGAAGGGTGGCGGCATTTCTTCGAATGTTACTTCAGGAGCAATAAATAACATAGTATCAAAAACCATAGGTCTAGATGAGGATGGCTTAGTAGCTGAAACGGTAACCATAGTAAAAGATTCTCTAGCAGTAACAAATGAGGCTCCTGCATCTGGAGGTCGCTCCGCAGAAACAAACGAGGAAATCAGACAAAATGCTTTGGGAGCATATGCTTCGCAAAATCGTGCTGTTACGATGGAGGACTATGTAGCTAGAGTATATGCTATGCCTCCAAAATATGGATCCTTAGCCAAAGCATATGTAGCTCCAGATGATAGAATAAATAATTCTGACGACCCTAATCCTCTTGCATTAAATATGTATGTACTAAGCTATGATGCATCAAACAATTTAGCTACTACAAACTCAACCACCATCAAGAACCTTCAAACATATTTAAGCCAATATAGAATTCTTACCGATGGCATTAATATTAAACCTGGATTTCCGATTAATATCGGTATTGATTTTGAAATTGTAGTTTTGCCTAGCTATAATGGTAAAGAAGTACTAGTTCAAACAATTGACATGATGAAAAAATATTTTGACATAGACAAGTGGCAATTCAACCAACCTATTATGATAGGAGATCTGGTAGCTAAAATGAGTGTGGTCGATGGTGTCCAGGCAGTATCCAGCATCCTAATTAAAAATAATTCTAGTGTAGCTTCTGGATATTCTGGCAACGCCTATGATATTGAGGCAGCCACAGCAAATAATGTAGTCTATCCTTCTCAAGACCCATCCATCTTCGAAGTGAAATATCCAGACAAAGATATACGTGGTAAAATTGTAGGATTCTAAATTATGATATATTCAATATTTCCAAAACACACTGCAACTGTATATGAGCGCTACCCGAAGATGAACACATCAAGGGATGAAATTCTAGAGTTGAGAAAGACAGTATCGAGTTCAGAAGTCTCTGGCACATTCAACACCAGGATCCTCTTTGACTTTGGCTTGCATGCCAATAGCTCTTCAATGGCTACTGATGGAATAGTCGTTGGAGCCTATAAGCTAAATTTATACATGGCTAATGAAGGGGTGCCCAATAATTCATTTTCATATGAAATTGGAGATAATGCAGCTCCATGGTCTCCTGGTCTTGGCAAGTCAACCCATACACCTAAAACCTCTATCGGAGTTTCTTGGAACCACCCATCCTCGTCGGTTTCTAATTGGGATGGCCAATCTTATCCTCACTCTATTGGATCCCCAACTACATTTGCGGAAGCAGATAGAGTTAAGGATTTAAGGATAGATGTAACTCCCCTTGTAAAAGCTGTAGAGTTAAGCGCTGAAACAGATAAAGGCTTACTATTGAGAAGAGCCTCTGCAAATGAAATTGATGGTGATCATTATGGATATGTGAATTTTTATTCTACAAAAACCCCAACCATATATAAGCCTCGTCTTGAAATCCATTATGACGATTCTACACATACCACAGGATCCTTAAATGCAGTAGATCTAGCAAAAGAATATTTCGTCTACCAAACCCCCAACCCTGGCACATACAAAATCAACTCAACGCCTAAGTTTAGATTTACAGGTCGAGCAAAATATCCTACCGCAACATACACAGCTTCAACAGCTGCCCTCGTAGAATATCTACCAACCTCAAGTTACTATTCTTTAGTCGATGTTCGAACAGGAGAAACTGTAGTTCCATTTGATACAACATACACAAAGATCAGTTGTGATGCTACAGGTAACTTTGCGAATCTTAAATTGAGCGGCTTATATCCTGAAAGACTATATCAGTTCCACGTCAGGATTGACCATATAGGAACGTCAACATATCACATACTAGATGATATGTTTAGAGTGTACGAATAATGCCTGTTAATCAAAGAGGATCGGGGTGGTACGATAACCTTGATATATACCATTCAACCAACGATCAAGCTCCATACACATCTATGCGTGGCCCATCTACGGCTAGATTCCTTCACTCCTTCGATGGTCGGACATATTTATACCTAGATCTAACCCAGGTAACGACGAATTCTAACACGACTCAATCCTGGAGCATCGAAGAATATTGGCAACAAGCAGTACAGAACCCTCCCGTGGGTGTAACTTTAAAAGACGCCTTGAATTCCGTCCAACAATTCCTACATTTCGATGAAATTCACGTAGGGACAAACCATGGTGCTGGGACCATCAGGCTGAGGATAACTGAGGCAGATGAGTCAAAGGTGGACATGCTTCATCACACGGACACACCCGGAGCGGCATATTTGTACCTTGATCCACTTTCCGGATCTGGAGATATACCTAATCTCCAAAGGGGATGCACTGATCCTGACGCAAACAACTATAACCCTGCAGCAGGAATTGACGATGGTTCTTGTAAATACGATTCCGAAGACACCTCCACCTCTGGGCCTACGAGATATCCAGATGTGAGTATTTATACTACAGCTAATAAGACCCTTCATGATGTAGTACCAACAGAGGCCATGGTATATACTGGAGAGCCTTTACCTATAACATTAGATATGAGAAACATAGTATATAAGCGATCCTCCCTAAATGAAATACTACCTCACGACTTTAAGAGTTACTAAATGAGCATCATCAAAAGAAAGGACATACCAGGACTATCAGATATACCAAATACCTATCTATATCCTAATCTAACCAACCAGGATTCAAATAGCATATTCTTCAGGTGGCAACTTTATGTTGGGGATAGTCTCGTAGACAATTCCAAGCTGAATGTTTATTTAAATCCTCCTTTTCAAACTCTTGCTAATGCTAACCCAGTAGTAGATTCTACAACAGGCGAGCCTATAGTCCTTCCTGCAACTCTTGATATAGATCTAAGCGAGATAATAAAAAACTCTCCGAATTATCCTGGGAATTATTCGATAAGGCTTCATACTCACGTCACCCCTCTAGACACAATGCCATCGAGAAATGTAGAGTTCTATATTGAATCTATTTCAAATAAAAAAGATGAAATAATTCTAGGAATTCACGATTCACTTCCTCTAGCAAAAGCCCATCCCCAAGCTCTCGCCCAATCAATTATACTGCGAAATGAAATCCAGGCCCTTCCTGATTTTGAGACTTTTGAAAATACTCAGAATGTCTTGGTGCTATCTTTTGGGAATGGTTCAGTCCTCGACGTTATAAATTATAAGAAACTACCATTTTCTCAGGGCGCATTCCCAGAAAACAAAAAGGTAGCTATAAAATTAGCAAAGCCTCTCCCAAGTAATATAAAACCGGGACAGCTTGCTAAGCTGGAGGTCCAAATAACAGAACCTCGGGAATTCACATTCACGATTGCCCAACCAGCATTTGTCGAGCCCGTTAATCAAATGGCTCTGGCAGACTTCACGATCAATTCTTCTACAGCCCAAGGTCCACTATCTTCAAAGTATGAAACTTGGGACTCCCTTTTAGGTACCGATGAGACTGTTAAAAATAAACTGCTAAATTCATTCTTTAGTTCATCCACAGCAACTTCTGCTGAATTAGGAATGGACTATAGAGAATATAAAAACTTTATTCATTTTAGCTCAGCCAAGGAACGTCTTGACAATTTTCAATACAAGACTCAGCTAATAGAATATTATGATTCTCAATCCGCGGTTTTAAGTTCTTCTGATTCTCCAGCAGCAGAAACAAATAGAATCCAATTTGTAACTAAAAAAAATAACATAGTATCTAAGTTCGATGGTTATGAGGAATATCTATATACAAAATCATCTTCATATGAAAATGGATCTTATGGCATCTTCAATGCTTCTACATGGCCGAAAACAAACACTACCCAGCCATACACTTTAGCCCACTCAACATCCTCTGCTGCCATTGCCTGGTACACATCGCAATCAACTATTGCGCTAGACTATGATATTGACAATGCACACAATTTAGAAAAAACAATTCCAGCTCACGTAAGACTAGATCCTGAAAATGCAAACTACTTAATGTTTGTTAATATGATTGGGCAATCTTTCGATCATGTATACAACTATATTGATCACATGGATATGATTCATGACAGACAGAATGAACTTCACCTAGGACTATCAAAGGACTTAGTTTGGGATGTTCTTAAGTCTTTGGGTTGGCATGGTATAAATGGATATAACTTCGAAGACCTCTGGACATATAAACTTGGCACGGATGCTTCTGGTAGTTACCAAACAACTGAATCAGGGAGCACCCAGAATTGGGTCACTGAAACATCGATGCCTACTGAAGACATTACAAAGGAAGTTTGGGCTAGAACTCTAAATAATTTACCCTATCTTCTAAGTACAAAAGGAACCGAAAGGTCGGTAAGGGCATTGATTAATACTTATGGTCTCCCACCTACAACCCTACGTATAAAAGAGTATGGTGGAACTCCCAAGGAGATGTCGACCAAGCAATACATCAAGTATGAAAATTCCGGATACTCTCTTAATTTCGATGGCGGCCAAGTACTAACCGCCCCATGGTCGAGACTAGAGTCTGACAATTACAGTCACATATCAGAG